CTTGAGCAATGTCTGGCTACCATCAAGCGAGCCGACGAGCTTGCTGTCGTGGCCGCAGGATTAGCAGAGCCATCGACACCGCCGGTTGAGCCGGCAATCGCTCCCGAGAACCGGGAAAACGACGAAGTTGAGGTGCGCGTCGTTAAGGATCGGGCCGTAGAACGCGGCTTCGATTCCATCGGCGAGCAGCTCCAGGCCATCGCTCATGCGAGCCATCCGGAATCGCGTTTCGAAAACGTAGACAAACGCCTCCACTGGTTGCAGGAACGCGGTGGAAATCCAGAGAACGAGACCCGCCAGTCAGGCGCGAACGAAGCTGTAGCGTCCGAAGGTGGGTATCTCGTACAGAAGGACTTCAACGACCAGATACTTGAGAAGACCTACGCGATCGGTGAGATCGCTTCACGTGTTACGCGTCAGGCCATCGGGCCGAACGCGAACGGGCTGACTTACAACATGATCGACGAGTCCAGCAGAGCGAACGGCTCACGCTGGGGCGGCGTTCGGGCGTACTGGACAGCAGAAGCCGCTGCACTGACAGGATCGCAGCCGACGTTTGCTCAACAGACTCTGACCCTCAAGAAGCTCACGGCGCTGTTCTACGCGACCGAGGAACTCTTAATGGATCAGACTGCGCTCGCAGGGTTGGTAGAGCGCATCGTACCGCAGGAAATAGCGTTCAAAGTCGAAGACGCGATCCTCGACGGTACAGGCTCAGGACAGCCGCTCGGGGTATCGAACTCGGCCGCGAATGTTACAGTCGCGAAAGAGAGCGGCCAGACGGCCACTACGATCGTCGCAGCCAACGTCGAGAAGATGTGGCAGCGTTGCTGGGGGCCATCACGGTCGACGGCAGTATGGCTCATCAACCAGGACTGCGAACAGCAGCTCATGGCGATGGCCGACGCGAATAACAACGCGATTTATCTGCCGCCATTAGGACTCTCGGACACGCCGTTCAGCAGGATCATGAACAGGCCGGTACTGACGTCCGAATATTGCGCCACGTTAGGAAGTGTAGGTGATATACGCTTGGTGGACTTGTCTCAATATCTACTGATCGACAAGGGCGCTGTACGCGGAGATTCTTCGATGCACGTGCGCTTTTTATACGACGAACGGGCATTCCGCTGGATGTATCGTGTGGACGGCCAGCCGATGTGGAACTCGGCACTGACGCCGTATAACGGCAGCAACACTCTTTCGCCATTCATCGACCTCGCAACCAGGAGCTAGAGACCAATGGCAGCACAAGGATTTAGCATCGGCGAGGGCCAAGGCCATTTCGTGCTTGGCGTGGCGCCAGTGGACATCGACGCTGGAGCGCAGACATCGGATGCGTTTTCCCTGAAGAACTACACGCATGCGACGATCGTGATCGCGCTTGGAGTCACTGGGGCAGCTTCGACCGTAACGGTCAAAGAGAACACAGACGCCAGTGGCTCTGGCGCCACAGCTATCGGCTTCAGCTACTACGCAGAGGAGACGGCTGCGGGAGACACGACCGGAAGCAGACAGACAGCGACTGCGAGTGGCTTCGCGACGACGACGAACGACGGTTGTTACTATATCATAGAGCTAAATGCTGACGACCTCAGCGACGGCTCACCCTGGGTCACTGTCCATATGTCAGACCCAGGTGCAGCAACTTTCGCATCGATCGGAGTGATCCTATCGGGCGCGAGATACGCCGAAGTAGAAGCACCGACAGCCATAGCTTAGGGCTGAAGAAGTGACGGCGAGGGGGCTTCGGTCCCCTCGCCAGACTTCCGACTAAACTGGAGACGATATTGTGGGCATAGCCATACGACGGCTGGACGGCGAACTCGCCGGCCGAGTCTACATTGAGCGCGACGACTTGGCCGAGGCCATGATCGACACCGGCCAAGCCGAGCGAGCGACGTTCGGCGACCATGAGGTTGCCGCTGCTGCTCCGCACGAGACACCGGAATCGACAAAGCCGGTCGGCAAGATGTCGAGATCCGAGCTTGAAGCTGAACTCGAGCGACGCGGAATCACCGTCGAGGAAGGCAGCGGGAAGGGCGGCTCGATTCTGAAGAAGGATCTAGTCAGTGCATTAAGCTGATGAACCAGACGCCGTGGGATAGAATCGTCAAAACGACTGCGGCGGTCTCCGAGCCAGTAAGCCTCGGCAGGGTCAAGCGGTCGCTGGGTCTGGATAACGTGATCGATTACGACACAACGCTCCAGGAGCTGATCGCGAGCGCGTCGCAAGCTGTGAGCAACGACCTCGGTCGTGCGCTCACGACGACCACGTATACACTGTACCTCGATAAGTGGCCTGGCCGCATCATACAGCTTCCGTATCCTCCGCTGATCGCTGTGGATTCGATCAAGTATTACGCGGACTCGGATTCGACGCTGACCACGTATGCGAGTTCGAATTACACGGTCGCGAAAGAAGGCGAGCCAGGGCTGATCGCGCTCAACGAGTCGAAAGATTGGCCGGATCTAATGGATCGCGGCGTGAACCCGATCGAGATTCAGTTCCAGGCCGGCTATGGAGCTGACACCGACGACGTGCCGCCAGCGATTCAAGCTGCCGTCACGATGACCGCTGCGTACTTCTTCGAACAGCCGCTGCCGGTCATCACAGGTACAATCAGCACCGAGCTGCCATTAAGCGTCAGCAGATTGATCAACTCCGAACGCTTCGAGCGTTACTGATGGCGACGGTCGCGTCACGTCTGCGGACGAAGCTGATGTTTCAGTACGACGAGCGGACTAAGGACACCGACGGCTACGAAACAGCTTCGTGGGTAGATAAAGGCGAACGCATGTGCCAGGTCACGCCGGTGCAGGGTCGTGAGTATTGGGACGCTCACGCGGTGCTGGGCAGCCAGCCGGTGAGGGTGCGCTGCCATTACGACACAATCATCAAAGACGTCGAACCCGACCGCTGGAGAATCAAGAACGGCGACGTCATCTACTCGATCGTCAGTATGGTGAACGTCGACCTCGGCAACCGCTGGCTAGAGTTCCTGTGCACTACAGGAACAGGGGTGCTGGACTGATGCCGGCCGTAGATATGAAGCTTGAAGGCGACGAGGAGCTGATGCGTAAGTTTAAGCAGCTCGGTCGCGGACTCAGACCATCACTCATCGAAGGCTGTCTGTTCTCCGGAGCGAACATCATCCGCGACGAAGCTCGGAGCCGCGCACCGCGCAGAAGCGGGACACTCAAGCGGGCGATCATATCGAAACGAATGCCGATGAAGTTCGGGATTCCCGAGGTCGCGGTGTCGTGGCGTAAGGGTAAGGCGAGCCGCTCGACGGCGTTCTACGGCATCATGGTCGAGAAGGGCACGAAGGAACGGTTCAGGAAAGACGGCGGCCGCACAGGCAAAGCACCAGACCAGGCGTTTCTTATTCCTGCTTACGACGCGAAGAAAGAACAAGCGCAAAGAACGATTCGTGAGAAACTATCCGACGCGATCGTGACAAAGGTGAGACGCCTTGGCTAATCAGATCGAAGACGTCATCTACTCGCGCCTCCAGGCCACGTCGGGCGTTACCGATCTGGTCTCGACTCGCGTGTATCCGATCCGGAGGCCCGCTGATGCTTCGCTGCCGCTCGTGGTATATGAGCGCCTGAGCGAAGTGACGCCGCTGGCTATGGTGCAAGACCCAGGAAACGTGACCGCGAGGTTCCGGTTCAGTTGTCAGGCCGACACGCCAGAAAACGCTCGGGCTTTAGCAGCTCAAATCAAATCAGCCATAGGCTACTACGCCGACAGCACTACGACTCCAGTGGTCGACGGCGCGTGGCCGGACGGCAGTTTCGAGGACTTCGAGATGGGCGCCGATCTGTTCGAAGTGACCAAAGACTTTCAAGTGGCTTACAGGGAGTAGACGATGGCGACTTTTGTTCAGACCAACGTAGGCCTCTACTGGGGCGGCTACTCATTGGCTTCGACCTTCAACGCTATCGGTCTCAATCTGACCAACAGCTTGCAAGACGACACGGTGTACGGTGACACGTTCCAATCGAATGCGGCGGGCCTGTCGTCTGTTTCCTTGGAAGGGGAAGGCTACTGGGATAGCACGAACGACAGCATCCTCAACAGCTCTATTTCGGTAGACGCTGCTGAGACTGTTGTGACCGTTACTCCGGTAGATCAGGCGGCGGGTTCGCCAAGTCTAAGCACCGCACTCACGACGTCGGAGTACAGCCCTGTCGCAAACGGCACGGTCGGCGAAATGATGGGCTACCGAGTGACCGGCGAAGGGCGCGGCAGCAAGCTCGTGCACGGCGAGATCGTCGTCGTCCCGGCGACGTATACTTCATCGTCAGAGTCGGCGACCAACGCCAGCATCGGAGCCGTCAGCGCCACGCAGTCGATATACAGCACACTGCACGTCACGGCCGCGAGCGGAACGCTCAACGTCATCGTCGAAAGCGCACCGTCGAACTGGTCGAGCGAGAGTACACGCATCACGCACACAGCATTCACGAGCATCGGTGCCGAGCAGAAGTCGGCAGCCGGTGCAATCACCGACGCTTTTTGGCGGGTGAAGTACACCATATCGGGTGGTGGCAGCTTCGATTTCATCGTTTCACTGGCGGTATTCTAGGAGAACATTATGGCAACATTCGTACTGTACGACGCCAGCGTTTCGGTGGCTGGCACTGATCTCAGCGATCACGTTAGGAGCGTCACGGTCGATGCCGGACAGGCGCTTCAGGACGACACGGCTATGGGCGACACATTTCAATCGAACGCGGCCGGTCTCGCTACGTGGTCGGTCACGGTGGAGTTCCTCCAGGACTACGCAAGCTCGAAAGTCGATGCTGTAGTGGCTCCGCTGCTAGGCATCGGCAACACGGCAGCGCTCGTTATAAAACCAGCGAGCGGGTCGGTGTCATCAACCAACCCAAGCTACTCGGGAACCGGGATTCTGGAGAGTTACAACCCCGTGTCCGGCAGCGTCGGCGATCAAGCGATGGCGACCGCCACGTTCCAATCAGCTTCAGCTCTGACTCGAGCGACCAGCTAAATGCAGGACCAAGACCTTCCCCTTCAAGTGAGGAATTATGGCATTAACCAAAGAAGCGATTCTGGCAGCAGATGATCTGACGACTGAAGAAGTAGACGTTCCTGAATGGGGCGGCACCGTTCGCATAAGGGAGCTGACTGGCAGGGAGCGCGATGCGTTCGAGGAGGGATCACTCGACAAGAAAACGCGAGACGTGAAGATGACGAATATGCGAGCGAGGCTGGTGGCGATGAGCGCGATCGATGACGCTGGCGAGCGCTTATTCACGGCTGCGGAAGCTGACGAGCTTGGCAAGAAATCGGCTACCGCTCTGAACCGTTGCTTCGAAGTCTCGTGTTCGCTGTCCGGCATCACCGACAGCGACGTCGAGAAACTCGAGGGAAACTCCGAAGCAGCCCCTCACGCTCAGCTTGGTTCGACTTAGCAGAGATGATGGGCTGCCCCGTATCGGAGCTTCAAGCTCGAATGACGTCTCGCGAGTTTTCTGAATGGATCGCCAGGGGGCGCATCCAGGCCGAAGCAGCCGAGCAAGCTGAGATTGTGCAGCGCGTGGAAAGTCGGATGAGGCGCTGATGGTACTGTCCGAACTCAAGGTCAAGCTAACTGCGTCCGATAGCGGGTTCGCTCGCACGATGAAAAAAGCGAGCGACAGAATCGGAGGTTTTCGAGCGCGTCTGAAAAACATCGGCCCGAGTCTCGTGGCGTTCGGCAGATCTATGCTAAAGGCTACAGCAGTGGTTGCCGGATTCGGGTTCGCTGCGAAGAAGCTGTTCGAGTGGGGCAGCGCAGTAGAAGAAACATCTTCAAAGTTCCGAACGGTGTTCGCAGACACGACCGATCAAGTCTCGGAGTTTCTGGATACGTTCGCGACGAAAGCGGGGCTGAGTACGCAGGAAGCTCAGGGTCTCATCAGCACGACAGGAGCAATCGTGCAAGGCATGGGCGCGACGATCAAAGAATCGGCAGATATGTCGATCGCGATCACGAAGCTCGCTGGTGATTTATCCAGTTTCAACAACATACCCACTGCCGAAACGCTGGAAGCCTTGCGATCAGCTCTGGTCGGTGAACGGGAGCCTTTGAAACGCTTGGGCGTGGTGCTTCTCGAATCAGACGTGAAAATGAGGGCGCTGGAAAATTCAACTGATAAGACCACAAAAGTGTTTACCCAATTCGAGAAAGCTACTGCATCGCTTGAGTTAATCAGCGAACGGGCTGGAGTGGCTGTGGGTGATCTGGATCGAACGATGGAAAGCGCAGCCAACGTCAGCCGCAGAGTTCGGGCGCGGTTCGTTGATCTTCGTGACGCAATATCGACCGCTATGCTTCCTGCTTTTGCGGAGATGCTCGGAGCAATGGAGGACAACACTGAAGAATTCGAAAATTTAGAGGAGGCTATTCTTAACAGCAGTGGCCTCATCATAAGCTGGGCGATGCTATTCAAAGAGATGTTCGGCGCGATAATCTCGACAGTGAAGGAAGTGACGTTCCAGTTCGTAGAAAGCGGAAAAGCGATCGGAGATTTGTGGACTATTGTGAAGGGCTTTGGGGTTACCGAGGAAGCTGCTGCTGCGATGGAATCACTGGCTGCTCGCATGGCCGCGATGGATGAATCATCAGCACGTTTGCGTGGCGAGTTTTTGGACATCGGAGCGGTGTTGAAAGAGATTTTCCAGGGCGGCGCGGAGAACATCCGGCTTGCTACCGATGGGATACAACGGTTCGGCGAGACTGGCACCGCAGCGATAGAGGTCGTGGCAGAACAGGTCAAAAACTTGACTGAACAATCGATCGTGATGGCCGAGACGATCTCCAAGAACTTCATCGGCCGAATGACCGAAGCGGCTGCCGGCGGCAAGAATGCGTTCGAAGGCTTCTTCGACTTTATGAAAAAGAGACTCATTCAGCTCGCGATGCAGTACGCATTGTTCAAGACGCTGACGGGGATATTCGGGGAATCGGATTTCATCACGGCGCTCACGGGATTCGCGGGGAGTGCGGGAGAATCGACGTTGCGTTCTCATCAGCCGGTGTCGGTGCCGGATCTCGGAGGCATCGGTGGGTTGCCTAGAAAAGATATATGGCGCGTTCGAAACACGGGTGGCATACGCCAGCAGGGAATGACGGTGAATCAGAATATCAACTTCACTGTCAGCGCTATCGATGCACGTGACGCGGCCAGATTTATCCAGGAACAGAAGGGAACGATCGCAGGAGTGATGGCCGAGGCTACACAGAACTCCAGAGCTTATCGCAACCAGCTCCTCGGGGCCGTGTAAATGGCTGCTTTTCCGCGAACCGTTCCTCCGGCTTCTGTGACGTATCCGACCGTGATTGGCAGTCTGATAAGCGTCGGGCAGTCCGGAGCGCTACAGACGCGATCTGAGGCCGCTCAGGGCAGAATATGGACCGAAAGTTGGTCGGCTTTGCCGGCTGGCAACGAAGACGTCCAGGAGCTGCTGACCACGATCGAGAATCTCTTTAATACCGGAGACACGTGTACGCTCACACACTACTTGCTGCCAGGCTCGGGGATGTCAGCGAACGGTGGTGGCGGTGGCACCCCGTTGGTCGACGGTGCTTCCCAAAGCGGCACGAGCTTGGTCACTGACGGCTGGACCGCTGCGGCAGCGAACCGCATGAAAGCGGGGGACTGTTTCACGGTCGCAGGGCTGACCGTGCTGTTCAGAGCTGTGAGCGATGTTGCATCGGATTCGAGCGGAGACGCAACGATCACGATCGAGCCGCCGATCGTGGCCGGAAGCTCGCCGGCTGACAACGCTGCGCTCACAATCGCGAGTGCTAATCTGACTGCGGTGATCCAGGAGTATTCTGCTGCTTCAGCCGGTCCAGACGAATATATCGGAGGCTTGACGGTCACGTTCCGCGAGGCTCCGTAATGGGTCGCACCTTATCGACGGCGATGACCACCGCGATCACGGCGACGTCCGGATACGCGGACATCTGGTTCATCGAACTCGCCGGCTCCGGTGGCACCATCCGCTACACGACCGCACCGAGCGACACGAGTTGGGATTCTCAGACGTGGACAGGCATCGGTGGCATGATCGAGTTCGAGCCACCACCGGAGACTTCCGACCCCGCCGGCCAGAGTTGTCGTATCAGCTTGAGCGGCGTGAACACGGCGGTGATCTCCGAGATCTTGAGCAATAATGTGCGCGGCCGGGACTGCACTCTTTATTGGGGGCAGATCACTACATCGACCGGAGTAGTCGTCGTCGATCCGATCGAAGCGTTTGCCGGACTGATGAATGCGTCCTGGTCGATAGAACACACGCCGAGCGATGTCGGCGAACGCGGCACCGTGCGCGTGACCACGACAATTGTTTCTCAGCTCGCTCGGTTTCTGTTTCGGCGTATGGTGCGAACGAACGTCAGCAGCTTGCGCGAGATGCAAGCCAGGAGTTCGAGGGACATCTACGTGGAAGCGAACCCAGACGTCTTCTTTTCGACTGTGCCGGATCTCGTCGGTCGGCCGATCTACTGGGGCAGGAAAGGCGCGTCGCCTCGCTCACAAGGGCGACAGCAAGATCCGCTTGAAGGTAGAACGTGGAAATGAGGCGCGTCCCGAACTGGAGCCAAAAGCTCGTCGCGTTCGCGATCGAGCAGCGAGAACTCGCGTTCGAATGGGGTCGAACCGATTGCGGCAGCTTGGTGCGCCGTGGGCTGGAACTCGTGTTCGGCGAACCCGTTCTGGAACTCGCCGGCTACGCGAGCGAGCTTGAAGCCGAACGCACTATGAAACAACTCGGCGAAGCTGCGACGTTCTTCGAATCCCAGGGCGCGGCGTCAGAGCTCTTGAGCCGAGCAAGCGGTGGTGACGTCGTGATACGGCCAGGAATTGATGACGGGCTGCCGAGGCTCGGGCTGTTTCTTTATCCGGAGGCGGTACTCACGAGCGATCCCGAGAATGGGCCGCACGTGATCAAGCCGCACGAACTCAGGCGCCGGTCGCGCCTCTACAAGTTCGGACAATGAGCAAGCAATCGCTCACCTACGTTTTGAAGCTCGGCGCGGTGGCTGCTGCGTTCCATTTCGGGGGACCGTGGGCGGCAGTCGCAGTCAGCGGACTGTGGGGCGTGTACGAATACGAGAAAGTCAAAAGCTCCGCGTCGCTGATCGAGGAGCAGCAGGGCATCCAGGTCAACACAACATCGAACGAGAACGCTTTGCCGATCTGTTATGGGCTGTGCAAAGTCGGCGTGAGTCTGGTCGATGTAAGACAAAGTGCGAACGATTCGAATATCCTCGCAGTCGTCGGTGCAATCGCGATTGCTCCGGAGGGCGGCTCCACGACAGCCGAGCAAGGCATCCAATCGGTCGAGAAGGTCTACTTCGACGAGAAGCTGGCGCTGTCGTCGCCGACATTCGGCACGAACTCCAGCGGCAACAACCCGATGCCGGCCGGTAGCCGCAGCGTGATTCAAGCGCCGTGGTCCGGAACAGACGCGACGAGTGGCTCGTCCGTGTTCGGGTCGACCTATTTTTTAGACTTCTTCATGCACGACGGCGACGACTCACAGACGGTCGATTATAAGTTGAGTTCCACGGATCAAGGCTGGTCGTCGAATCCGTGGACGAGCTACGCCAGAGGCGTCGGGATCTCGTATATCGTGCTTTGGATGTACCTCGACGACGAGGCCTATTCCAACGGCCTCCCGAACGTGACGATGGAAGTGAAAGGGAATAAGGTGCCGGACTGCACCGATCTCACGGCCGACTATCGCTACAGCACGAACCCAGCAGACTGCATCTACGATTACATGACAAGCAAGCGGTACGGAATGGGCATCCCAACCGCCGACATGGACGCGACCAGCTTCGCGGCTGCTGCCAGCTACTGTAATGATTCGGTTACGATCACGCTGAGTACCGGAACGGAAACGCTTGCCGATCGGTTCACGTGCAACGGCTGGCTCGACTCGAGCGCAGACCCAAAGACGAATCTCGAACGATTATTGTCGAGCTGCCAGGGCAGGATCGTGCGCGAAGGCGGCAAGTACAAGCTGCTGATCCGGCAAACCAAGTCGGCCGAGACGTTCGAACTCAACCGCACGAACATTGTCGGCGAATGGAGCTTCCTGCGGACAGGCTCGGACCAGTCTCCTAACGTAATGAAAGCGACGTTCGTGGACGCGGATATGAATTTCCAGCCTGACACGGTGGCGTGGCCTGGGCCTGGCGCATCGAACACGTACCTGACCGAAGACAATTCTTATCTCGTAGAGGGAAGCATAGAGCTGCCGTTCACGACGAACCGCTATATGGCCGAGATGATCACCGCGCAGACGTTGCTCGAAAACAGAGCGGATATGGCGTGTACCGTGGTTGCTCAGCGCGAAGCTCTGAAGCTCGCGGTCGGTGATGTTGTGAACGTGAATCACGACACGCCGAGCTGGACTGATCAAACGATGTGGGTCGAGGAAATCGGACTTCGCAGGGACGGGCTGGTCGTGCTGGGCCTCAAGGAGTACGCAGCCGCCAGTTACACGGTTCCGACTATGCCGGTGAAAGAGACGCTGATCTCGTCTGAGCTGCCGGCTCTTTATGCACGAGCGCCAAGCTCACGGGTCGCGGTGCTGAATATGGTGTACCAAGTCAAGCAAGGCGTAAGCGGCAGCGCATACAGCCGCCAGGTCATTCTCCAGGTCGACTTCTCGGTCGGGTTGGGCAGCTTCAAAGTCACGGTCGATCCAGCCGACGCAGCAGCTTACAACTACACGGTCAACCATTCGACGGCTACCTATACCGACGAACTCATGGAGTCGGACGGTTCAACGCCGTTCGAGTTCGGTGCTACCGTCCCAGGCAGTAATACGGCGACCACGTACCCGCAGAGTCCGTGCGATGTGACGATCACGCCATACTCGGCTGCGAGCTTGGGCGGCACGGCCGGCGAACCAGTAAAGATTACGATCGAGCTGGACGGCGATGTCGGTCACGTCGGTGTGATGGTGCAAGCGACCGCGCTGGCGAGTGTCGTTATTCCTGGGAACAAGCTGCTCGTGCCGGCCAGTGGAGGACTGCTCGCCGGGATCGGGACGAACAACGACCCGACGGTCAGCGTGAACATCGGCGGCGCGAACTCATTCAGTGGCACAATCGATGACGATGACGTTGTGCTGATGGAAGTAGATGGAACGCTGTATCAAGTGCAGATGTCGGACATCAAGACCTATGTGAATGAGGAATGATCTGGACCTCGCTCGTCGGGACTTCCGACATTAGCGGACCTTCCCCTTCTAACGGATAAACGGAAATGGCTATAGGCAGAATGCTGGAACTCTCGAC